AGAAGGGTTATTCAAGTAAAGGCTGAAGTTTAGGAGATCGTCTCCACGGAACCCAAGAGTATACAGATGAATAATGCCAATCTTTTCAAGCTCTGAGATGACGGCTCTCTGCAATCTCTGAATTGTTCTGGCGAATCTGATATCTTTTTGGGCAAGCGTTGTTTTGTCCTCGGTCTTTTCATCGCCTTGTGTGAGATAAGAAGCTGGTATCTTAAGGGCAGAGAACAGCTTATCTCTAAGATACTTGACATCATCAATATCGCCAGTATTCTGACCGCCCGCCAAGCTTTCCACCTTCGATGAGGTGTCGCCACGAACAGGAATAAAGTAATCCTCTTCGACACTCATAGGGTTGTAACGCAAGTCTACTCTGCCTGTGTCAGGGCTCACCAATTGGTTCCGCTTCATAGATGTCATGACTTTCTGCATGTATTGCTCTACATCGGTCGGCGGAATATTGCCAACATCGACGTAGAAGACTCTTCTCTCTGGAGCGCGAACAACTCGATAAGCCATCATCGCGTCCTCCATTAGAATAAGCTGCCTCCAAATACGACGAGCCGCCTCAAGGACTGAGGTACCATATGGGGCGTACTTGTCGTTGCCCAAAATTCGAAAGTGACCAACCTGCCAATTCTCAAATGTCATTGCGGCTGAGTTCCACTGGTACTGGACATAATTAGGATTTGTCTTATCTTCGCCCTCTAGTCTCTCAACTTCAGCCGAAGGCAAGCCAATAACAGTCTTTACACCCAGCTTTTCATCTATGTCCAAGTACAAAAAGAAATCTCCGTACTTGCACATCGTGCGGCACCAGCCAAAAAGATTGTATTCAATATTTAGAATGTTCTGATACAGTGTTGATAAAACAGCTTTTATTTCTGCATTAGGACACTTGATCGTAAGCATTGGCTGAAGGGATGAGTGCGTAGTCATCTCATCGGCGTAAATATCGAGAGCACTTGCTATCTCTGGCGTGTATTCCATTTGATCAAAGTCAGTGTATCTCTCTGACCTTCTCTGATTCGCCATGGCAGAGGTGTTGATTTGTGCAAACGGGTTATAGCCAGATCTCTTGAACTGTTGCCCAGAAGCGCTCTTAAACTTGGTGGAAAAGTAATCTAACTGAGATCGCTTGTAATCCCTTGTCATCTGTGAGCGGTAGTTAGTTATGGGTCCAGAGAAGAGACGCGTGAGTCTTCTAAAAAGTGTTGACTCTGCGTTTCTTGGATTTTTTGTTTGATCAGCCATCTATTACCCCTTTAAAAGCCACGAATACTGCTGGTATTCACTCATTTGTTTTGATGCCTTCTGCTCGTAATCTTGGTCATACCCTCTTTGACCGGGTATCTGTGTATTTAGTTTTGTTGTAGACATAATCATAGAATCTAAGAAAGCTTTTTGATAATTCATCTTTCTCTGATTAATAGTCAGCGCTGTGTCCCTTACCCAGCATCCAATCGCCAAAGACATGACCAAATCATCATGATAAGTTCTCATTGCCTGTGGCTTGCCATTGTTCCAAATAAAAGTTGTTAATTCATTATGTAGACGACTAGAATACACATTAATTAGTTTATTTCTAATGAATTCTTCCAGCTTTGCAACAATTAGCGGTCTTGTCTTGGAAGACGTAGTGAACCCGGCGACAACATTCTTCATGCCCTCAGCCACTCCAGAGTCCACATAGTCATGCGTGCCCTTCACCGAATAGTAAAGGTTAGGATACTCAAGACCTTCAAGCTTTTCACAAACAGAGATTCCAATGCCCACGTTTTCTATAACCATAAGAGCATTGCCATATTCAGAGCCCACTTGATTAAGAATGTTTGCATACATATCAAGGCTTGGCTTGCCCTGATATTCGGCGACAATTTCCATGGTTTCAAGCTTAAAGATTTGAAAAACAGAAAAGTCAGCCCCATCTCCGCGAGCCACATCTGCTACGACCATGTATGTATTGTCTTGACGGTACTCTTCCCAAATCCAATAGTTTCTATCAAATCCGGTTCTGTACTTGGGTTCCCTAATCGCTTCCTTAATTAACTCAAGATCATCAGAGTGAATTACTGTTTCGCCTGATGTATTAAAGTTGCACTCCAACTCTTGAGCAATCTGGCGACGAGACATGTTTTTAGTCTCTTTCTCAAACCATGCTTGATCTCTTTCTGGATGAACGTCCCATGGCAAGTTGATTGGCTTAAAATCGTTATCTTCCAACTCTGCTTCAATATAAGTTTTGTGGAACCAGTTACCAACACCATTAGGGGTTGAGAGAGCAATGCAGCGACCACCTGTAGAAAGAGTAGGGTACAAGCCAGTCCACAACTCTTCCAGCCCTTCGACGTGCGCTGCCTCATCGATAACGAGAAGCGACAAAGCCTCTGAACGACCTGCATCGCCAGAAGTAGATGTCGCTTTTATTTGCGAACCGTTTGACAACTCAAAGCTTGTTCTGTTATCTACAGATATTTCTGCGATGCGAATCCAAGGCGGTAGGTTTCTCATAATTGCCTTGACTTTCTTAACCAAGTTCGCTGCTGTGCTAAACTTTGTAGCCATCACAAGGATATTCTTGTCCTTGTGAAAGAGCATCATCCAGACAACATACGCCGCAACAATTGTTGAAATGCCTAGCTGTCTGGCTTTTAGTATGACTGTAAAGCGATGATCGTTAAAGTCTCTTAACAGATCATCCTGATAGTCAAATGTTTTAAACGGAATAGACCCCTTGAGAGGGTGAGAAATTTTGCAGTAGTTATTAATGAAATAGCTAGGGTCTTTACCTGACTTATATATCTCTCTAATAATCTCTTTCTTGGTTAGATCATGAACCATTGTTCACTTTGCGAGCATCATTCCCCGGACGCTTCCCTTGAAACCCTCCCTGATCTAAGAACTTCTGGAAACCATCTTGCAAATCGCCAGAGCTAGGCTCCTTGATCTGCTCAACCCCTGACAAACTAGTAATGACATATTTTCTATGAGCCTGAACAAATGTCCGAACACGACTAGTATTCTGAACAATTGCCACAAGCTCGCCGTCTGCCTTTAATGAAACGCTCTCTCCAGTTATCTTCCTATACTGCTTCTTTAAGTAAGAGACAATATCCTCAATCGTCTGCTCAAGCTCTGACTCGAACCCGCCCTTGTAGACATCTTTAAGCTTGATATCGGCTTGGTAGTTAACGACCATGGAGGGTCCACTGAATGTCACCTTGAATCCATCAAGGGTGCGCGAATCATAGACAGGGTGCCCCTCCTCTCTCTTTAAGCCAATTTCAATCGGATTACCCTCGTCATCGAGAGCGCCATCATAAGCATTCGCTGCCGCTTGTGCAAGCCCTCTTACAACTTTTAATGATTCTGCTGACATTTAGTTCTTCTCCTTAGTGGGTCTCCACCCAGATTCCCACCGCTCTTCTCTATCTTCGACCCATTGAATGTAGCATTTCTTGCAACAATCATGCTTAGTCATGTACACATCATCATGTATACTAAAAGAAAAAGAATCACATACTGGGCATTTTCGATTATATTCTCTAGTAAGTAGTTTTTTATTGACAAAAACGCCATCGACTTCTATCTTCTCAATTTTTTCTCGAAACCGATCAGCTTTGTCAGTCAGCTTTTTAAGCTGCTCTTTGTATTCCTGCTCTTTCTCGTCATTCCAATTTGCACGAGGATTTTGTATTGTTTCCTGACCATACTTTTTTGCTATCGCCTTTTCGACTCTAACAACGTAGTTGGGATCTTTATGCTTTTTCATCTGTTAAACGCTCGGTCTATGGCGTAAGCAGAGCCAACGCCCACAACTATTCCAGCAGCTACGCTTGTTGCTATAACAGCAGGCATGCTTACCTTCTTGTTCTTCTTGATGATTTCTCTTAAAGTTTCCAACTCTTTATCCCTTGTCTCTATTTCTACTTGATAACGAATCTCTGTTTCTTCAAGAGTAATTTGCATATTTTTAATTATTAGCTCTGAATCTAAAACCAATGCCTGCTTTTCAAATTCACATTTTGCTTCATATTCTTTAGAAAGGAATTCTTTCCAAGCTAACAATTTTGCTGTAGCCTTTGTATCAAAGCATGTAGACTCAAATGGCACTATACCGCCTTTCGGGACAAGTGTAAACCTGCCTTCATCTCCGTATGCTGAACCACTCCACAAAACTAAAGTGACACTTAATATTTGTGCGACCTTACTCAACATACTCAAACCCAAACCTTGATTCAATTTCATGTATTAGCTGCTCAGGCTCGTCTTGCCGAAGAATAATAAGCTCATCAACACGCTCTTCTCTCTCTTCCTCAATAGCCTGCTTATACTCAAAATATTCTGTTTCCAACTCAGAAATTTTCGTTCTGTATTCATTTAAAGCAGCTTCTTTCCGCTCTGTCTCTCTCTTGTGACTCTTTTTCAGTTCTTGTATTCTCTGCTCATAGCCCTCAACAGATGCTTCGTAAGCGCCAACAAGACCCTTATGGTCGCGCCACCAAAGGAAGGAGATAGCAAACAGCATAACAGCTAGAGCTATCTCCTTCCAGTGTGTGGCTGCAAATTTAGCAACGGCTTGCACTAAGCACCCTTGAGCTTAACAACAGCATCAATAACAGCTTGACCGCCAAGATAAAGAGACGAGATAACAACCCAATCTCCACTAGTTAAAAACCCTGCTGCGGCAAGACCTGTTGCGGTTGCCCAAACAAGAAGCTTGCGAGACACAACCTTCTCTAGAGTCTTATCAATTGCTCCCTTAATAGCCATTTTCATTTTTCCTCCATTCTATGTATAATTAGTTTACTGATTGATAAAAGCATACCCATCACGCTTATCAATTGTTATCTGGGTATCAACACAATCTTTAAGAGAATCTAGATGTGTAATCAACAAGACTGTCTTAAAGTAAGACTTCACAACATCGAGGATCCTAATGAAGCCCTCCATGTTATCGGCATCCAAAGCAGTTCCCGGCTCGTCAAGGATAAAAACATCACCCTTTGGCAAGCTTGAGACAGACAATAGCGCCAATCGAATAGCCATTGCTGCAATGGTCTTTTCAGCCCCAGAGCCCATCTCAAGTGGTCTTGGGTCATGACTAGGATGCTTGATAAAGATGTTTAGCCTCTTGCCGTCATCTTCAAAAAAGATTTCAAAGTCTACTATATTTGCGAGAACTTTAGCAATCTCTTCATTGATCGCCGGAAGCCTTTTCTTGATAACATCGTATGCAATCCCGTTATTGTGCATACACCGCATAAATAAATCATAAGCTGAGTATTCCTGTCTTAAATCGTCGAGTTCTGTCTGAAGCTTGACGAGTGTGTTTAACTTTTCCTCATAAGAGCCATGCACCCTGTGAAGCCTCATAATGGTTGCCTGACACGTATCAAGCTCCTCATTTAAGCTGCTAAGATGCTGCTCTCTATTTCTCTTTTCTTCTAGAAAGCTCTCTAGATTATCAATCGCCTCTTTGTTAGCTTGATACCCTTCTTTCTTGGAATGCAAGACTTCAAGCTGTCTTTCTAGATTATCAATTTTGTTTTTGTCTTGCTGGATATATAGGTTCAGCTTTAGGATTCTTTCTGACAAAGTTGCTTTTCTTTTATCGAGTTCATTGAACTTGTTTATTGTCTGGGTAGCCTCGTCTGGATCTAGCTCCTTAAGATGTTCGTTTATAGACTTTAAGTTGCTGTCGAGCAAAGGCTTTCTCTGAATAGCTTCCTCTGCCTCGTGAAGACATTTGCAGCCCTTCAAGAAGCCCGGATCATCCAAAGTAGAAATCTTCCTATTAACCGTCTCTATTTCCTTTTCCAGAATCTTAATTCTATGAGAAATCTCAACAGACTTTTCTTTTCTTTCGCGCACTTCATCAATGTTGAACTCATCTAGGAAGGCTACTATCTTTTCTAAGACAACTTTTTTGCCCTCAAGCTCTTTCTCGTTTTTTGTCAGCCTGTCTTTGGAATCGCTAATGTTTCCTGTAAATGTAACGATATCTGCTAGCACCTGTGCGATATCGACTAGCTCAACGGGAGTAGAATCGATCTTCTGCTCTACCTTGCTTAGATCCTTTTTGGCTACTTCAATGTCTTTCTTAAGACTCTCACAGGTTTTCTGCTGATCGTCTAGTTGCTCTTGATGGGATGTAAAAACATCTCTTGCTTCTTTAATCTCTTCGGCGAAATCGCGCCCCTCTAGGCGCTTAATTGCTCCCTTTAAATCGGAGGCATCGCCCTTAGCTAGCTTGAATTTCTTCTCGAAAATCTCAAGATCTAAGAACTTAGCAAAAATCTCTTTTCTCTTGGTTGAACCCTCCTTTAGAAAAGATAGGGCATCCAACTGCGAAGACATTGATGAAAACAAGAAGTCGTCTAAGGATCCAAAAACCTTTCTGATATTCTTGTCTGTCTCGTTCCTCGTCAATCCGTTAAGGCTCGTTGTTTCTTGCGTAACCTCGTCGAAACAAGAAAAATCGATGTTCGTCTTTGCCTCTGTGGACTCGTTACCTTGATGCTTCTTGATATACTTTTCAGAGGTTCTTGAGATGTTGTAGGTCTTTTCTCCGATTGTTACCCGAACATTGCCCGAGCCCACCTCTTTGTTCTGGTTGATAATGTTCAGATTCTTTCTTTCATTCTTGGAAGTAGAGTTCCAAATAGTGTACAAGATGCTGTCAATTACAGAAGACTTTCCAGAGTAATTCTTTCCGAAAATTCCAACAATTCCGTTCATCTTGGAGAAGCCAATACTGTTGCCGCTGCCATAGTTAAATAGATTATCCCATGTTGCTTCCTGCAAGCTCCAGTTAACATTTCTAGCCACTTCTTCTTGCTCTTCAGCGACCTTGTTGTACTTGAGATTTAGATTATAGACCTTCTGAAGCGTGTCATCTGACACTTCAAAATCTTTTAAGTATTCAGAAATTAACTTCTCTTGTACTGTGATATCTCTCAGGTTCTCCTGCTTAATTTGTTGAGCCAATTCGCTAACATCGCCACGCTGACCTGCGGCTCTGTTCAAGAACGTAATTGCCTCTGGCTTATACCGATGCTTAGCGGCTTCCAGAGCACGCCGCATCTTAACCAGAGGCAAGTTGTTGTTTGACACAACTCGCAATCGAGCGCCAACTGGTACAAGAATATCATTTGGGATCTTACCGTCTTTAGTCAGCTCGATAGTTACAAATGGCTTGGGGTTAAGAAGCTTGTGATGCTTAACAGTAAAATCATCTTTACTACGAATATCCCAAGTTAAGAATCCTTTATCATTGGACTCGCCATGATTCTGCTGGACTGTCGAACCACAGTAGCGCACGCGCCCTTCTGTATCGATAATCTGATTTGTCTTGTGGATATCGCCCAAAAAAGCAAAGTCATGATTCTTGAAAATCTCTGGCGTATGGTCGCCATGCTCCATGACCCAGCCTGTATCAGTAGTCACGCCCGATATAGAGCCATGATACAAGGCAATGTTTACCTTCTTATCATCAGAGGGCGTAACCCAATTATCTTCGTCAAAAACTGATAGGACATTTAAGCAATAATTGTCATCTAACTCTACTTCGCCAGACTTCTTTAGCAAATGAAGATTGGGTAGGTTCAAGGCTTCAGCAATCGGAGTCAAAGCATCTTGCCGATTGTTGTTTTTCAGATTACCGTCATGGTTGCCTAGAATGATATAAGTTGGCGCAATCGACTCTAGATTCCTAAAGAAATCAGAACACAACTCCACAAACTCGGGAGAGATTTGTGTCTTGGTATGAGCGATGTCCCCACAGTGGATAATGTAATCCACTTTTTCTTCTCTCAGCGTTTCATACAGCTTTTCAAAAACTGCACGATATTCCTTCTGGTACTTTAAGTTTCGAATGTGCGTATCTGCAATGTGTGCGAATTTCAAGTAAACCTCTCCAGTTCCATATAAAATGTAACATGTTTTTGTTCTTTGTCAAGTATAAAACTTGACTATATCGATGCTAGTCTTTCTAGCAGATGCCTGTCTGAATTCATGAAAACGGCACCGTGCTTTCTTTCTAAGAACTTTTGACTCGGCATTTCTGCGATGTCTTCATACCCAGATGTGTCTATCTTGGAAACGTCAACACCATAGGACATTAACTTGTGGATTATTCTGTCTGCCTTTTCGTTTGCGTCTTCATCAAGTGCTAAAAACACTTTGCTCCCACTGCTAACCACAGCCTTAAACAACCTAGAGCCATCCCTTAGTGTTGAGCCAAGAATAGGTATAGCATTGCCTGCCTTTATAGCGTCGAACACCCCCTCTACAATAACGATATCCTCGTGCCAATCGACATATAACTCATTAAAAACAATATCCTTACTTGCTGGTGGGTTCTTGTATTTTTGCCAATCATTGCCTACTGAACGAGCTACAAAATAGTTTACATGCCCATCCATGTTAAAAGACGGAATAATGACTCTGTTTTTATACTCTCCCTCTGAACAATAGCCGATCTTCCACTTCACAATATCTGCCTTGCTCACCCCTCTTCTTTCCAAGTAGCGCATATATGGCTTTGAAGACTTTGGCAGATCATTGCCCACAAGTGATCTAAATTCAGCAGGTAGCTTTAGAATAGATTCGACACTCTGCTCTGTCTTTTTTCCAAACAGATTTTCAAAGTCTCCAAGATCTACTTTGCCCACCAGTTCTTGCCATTCTCTAAAGTGAGTCAAAGACCCAAAACGACGAATGACTCTGCCAACATTCTTGCCACGCTCATCACACACCCAGCACTTGTAATAGTTCTTTTCAATATTTACCGAGAACTTTCGCTTGTGATGGCGGCAGTAAGGGCAGGTAAAAAGAAGCTCGTCTCCGCGTTCATGGGGATGCCCAAGCACTCCTTTTAAGATCCTAACCTTTTCTCCTCGCATATAACCCCCGCTTTTGCTATGACGATAGAATCAGCCATATCATATGACTCTGGCTTTGGATTGCCATAACGTGTATATTCTATCACGAAACTTGGCTCGTTGTCAAGTAGATATTTCAAGACAACTGGCTTTGCTTTATCGCCTTTAGGGATTTTAATTCCGCAGAGCTTTCTAGCACTAGTCGCTGCGATGTATTCTGGCTTAATCTGGAATAAATCATAAACAAGCCAAGACACAATCCCATTAAACCGAGACAAGCTTGAAAGAGTTTTTGCAGATGAAAAACCTGAACGGAATGTCTGTAGCGACTGTTCAATATAAATGTGTTTAATTTTTCCGCTGTACTTTGCGTGTATTTCTGCAACACCTTTGCTCACTGCCTCCGCTTTTTCAAAAAAGTCTTTATACTTTCTTGTGTCCCAAACTCCATATTCGCATATCTGACTCTTACAATCCATGATTGTATAGCCAGTTATACTTGTAGATATATCGAGTCCAAGTATCATCTAATAATATAACCAAGAAAGCATCAAAAGTCAACTTTTAATTTGAACGTAAAGTCGCGTTCTTCTGTCTTTTTCACTGGTGTTGCGAGGTTTGCTATGCCTATCATGTTTCGATTTTCATCGTAAATCGCAACTCTGGTGATGTATGTTTGCTTATCAAAGCTTGCTGTTGGGGTTATGAAAGAAGAGCTTACAACATTCTTTATCTTGAGAGGCGCTTCTTTATACAAAAGAGAGCCAGTTTGCGGATTAGAGATGGCTCCGCTTTGCTCCCACTCTACATAGGTGGGATTTCCAGAGTAATTTAATTCACCCTTGTTGGCGTGTGCCAGCATTGTTAAAGTTGGAACTTCTTGTGTCCCTTCAAAAGTTAGAACATAACTTGATGATGGTATGATAGCGTTTGATATTGTTGACACTCCATCATTGGCTCCCACGCCATAATAAAGCCATGATGGCTTCTTTTTGTTAGAAGCATCATTTATGTAATTGCGTGTAACTGTAGACAAGTCCCAGCTACCCGTGAGTATCAGGAATCCCTCTTTATAGAGCACAACGCCCGCAACAGAACCGGATCCTTGCGCTTGTGCGTAAGTGGTGCCACTAACTTGTATCAACTCTCCATTGTGTGCCTTGTCTTGAGCCTCTGCCACAAGGGTTCCGGAGATGTAGAACTGTAACTTTACAGAGCCTTTTTTAATCTGTGACCCGTAAAAGATAGACGGAATAGAGATAAGATTTAAGGGTTGTGTACCCTTATTCCATTGTTGCGTCTCGCGGTCTGAGGTATAAGCATAGTGCTGGCTCATATACTTGTAGCTGTTCAGGGTATTCTTGAGCGCAACAATCTCTTTTCTTGTGGCGTTTTCTATTGAACTTGATCTAATGATACTAGCTGATAGTGGGTAGCTGCCGCTTAAAACATCGCCATAAGAAAAGTCAGAATTGTACTGTGTTGTCGACACTGTCTTGAACGCCGTAGTGCTACCTTGCTTGGTAACAAACGGATAAATCAATGCTTTGTCCTCAACATTATCCGAGCCTATTAGTCTTCCAGTATCCTCTTCGAGTCGATCAACATTTAGTTCGTAGAGGCTAACATTGCCCGGTT